AGGCCGGCCGCCTTCAGGCGTTCGAAGATGACCTCTTTGGGCGCGCCGCCGGCCTGCCACGCGGCGACGATGGCCTTGAACTCCTCCACCGGCAGCCCGACCGTCGCACCGGTCTCCTGAAGCGCGCCCTCCAGGCCCGGATAGACGTTGTCCTCGATCAGGCTGTTCTGCACCGCCTTGGCGAGCGCCACGCGCGGCACCAGGCCGGAGTCGACGTACTTCTTGGCCGTGTCCGCCCGCTTGTCCTGGAGCTCGGCTTCCTCCTTCGGCGTCGGCTTGTCGAGCGGCGCGAAGGTGAAGAACACCTGCGCCGGGTCCACTCCGGCCGAGGGAGCCAGGAAGGCGTCCAGGCGCTCCAGGCTGGGCCTCAGGTCCGTCTCCTGACGGGCGGAGATCATCTCGTCGTAGTTGTCGTTGTCACCCTCGCCCGTGGCGTTCAGCCCCTTGGCCGAGGTGCCCAGCATGCGGGTGACCGGGATGTCCGAGGCGGCCGAGACGAGCTGCAGGAAGGTCTGCACCACGTCCGGCAGGCCCGTGAAGCTGATCTGCCGCGTCTCCCACTTCTCGTTCGCGTCGTAGAGCCGGGTGTTCAGCCTCGACTTGGCAAGCTCGGCGACGTTGATGCGCTTGACCAGGCGGGCCTCGTACTCGGCCGTCGCCACCAGCGCCATCAGGTCCGGGATGCCGATCGTGTCGACCTTGGCTTCGTGCAGCAGGCCGGCGACCTCGTTCTGCGCCAGGTCGGCGTTCACGATGGCGTCGCGCACGCTCATGAGCAGCGGATCGCCCCAGAAGGCGTCCTGTGAGGTCACGCCCAACACGCCCTCCGGGATCGGCTGGCCGATGAATGGGATGACGCGCGAGGGGTGCAGCGCGACCGGTCCGTTCTTGCCGTTCAGCTCGTAGCGGACCGGCTGGCCGAAGAAGTCGGAGGACGGGTCGGTGTCGATCTCCGGGATGGTGACCTGATAGCGGGTCACAACGTGGACGAAGCGAAGGCCGCCCTTGGCCACCTTCGGCGCTGGCTGCGACGGATCGGCGTCCCCGAAGCCCAGGATCAGCGCAGCGCCGCCGTAGAGCCGCGACCAGGTCAGGACCTTGCGGAGCTTGGCGCGCAGGCCCAGGCGCTTCTCCTCGGCCTCGATCGCGCCGATCTGCTCCTTCTTGGCCTGCCAGTCCCGCCACTCGCGGGTCATGTCCCAGGGCGGCAGGTCGTGGATCTTCCGCGCGATCCAGGACGTCCGGTAGGCCGCCTCGATCTCCGCCTGAGTGGGCGCGACGCAGAAGGTGTAGCGGTCGTAGGCGCGCTTGTCGTTCGGGCCGCCCGCGCCGGAGATGGCGTTGGTCAGGCCATCGGCGACCATCAGGCCGCCCTTCGCTCCGGTCATGCGGGGGGACGAAGCGGCCATCGGTCCTCCCCTAGAGGTTGGCGAGCGTGTAGCTCGACCCGACCGGCCAGAAGGCCATGACCAGGGAGTCCGCCCGGTTGGGCGACCTCGTGCCCTCGGGCGTCTTGTTCACCACCAGCTTCAGCGCGCCGGTCTTGCCTCGAGTCGGTTGGCTCAGCTCCTTGCGCAGGAGCGCCAGGCCGGGGAGATCGGACGGCAGGCTGATCAGCGTCGACGGGTCGTACTTCTGGCCCTCGGTGATCGCCTTGTGCGTCCGCTCGAACCGGCGGGCGAGCTGCCACCAGGCCTGGGCCTTCAGGTTGGCGAAGAAGTCCTTGTTGAGCGGGCTCTCGCGGTCATGTGGAACCACTCGCCCGTCAGGATCCAGCACGGCCGCGCTGGCGAGCCAGGGCACGAACACGATGCCTGAGGGCAGCAGGTTGTCGGCCTTCAGGCGGTTCGCCTCGGCCTTGACGCCGGCGCCCACGCCCAGCCCGTCGTACTGCAGCGCGACGCTGATCCCGGCCAGCTGCCCGATGACGCGTCTAGTCGCGGCCCCTGTGTCGCCCTCTCCCCAGGCTTCCACCGACTTGACCACCACTCCCTTGGCGATCGCGAGCGCGTGCTGATCGCCGCCCTCGTCGTAGGGGTCGAAACCCGCGCGCCAGCCGCCGCTGTCGTCGAACCCGAGCTTGAGGTGCGCGTCGATGGCCGAGGCGACGTGCTCGGCCGGGATGATCACGCCCTCGACCGCGGCGAAGTAGTTGCGGTCGACCTCCTGGGCGAAGACGTGCTGCAGGCCGTCGTCCTCCGCCTTGCGCTTGCGGGCGTCGTACCAGGCCTGATCCTTCGCCGGATGCTCGCGCCAATCCATCACGAAGACGCGGGTCTTGCCCTTCGGGACGGAGAGGCCCGGCTCCCATTCGATCCCGGCCTCCCGCCGGCGGTGGAAGACGTTACCCGGGCCATTGACCGAGGAGATGTCGATCTGGACGCGCGTGTTGTCGCCCAGCGCCGCCTCGATCGCCTCGGGGTGCTCGTAGTGGGCGCTCTCGTCCTTGAAGTAGACCAGGGTCCGGCCGCCACGGCCGATGTTGTCGCCGGCCTCACCCGTGATCGAGGCGTCCGTCTCCGGGTTCACGACCTTCATGAAGGCGATGTGCGCCTTGCGGTCGAAGCCGGCCGGCAGGAACTCCCTGGGCAGGTAGTCGATCGTCTTGCGGATCTTGTCGAAGACGGACTTCGGGTCGCCGATCTTGTCGACCAAGTCCTCCTTGCGGCTTCCCCAGCCGACGGCCGCGCCGGGCCAGAACAGCCAAAGCCAGACCGACACAGCGACGCAGACCCAGGTCGCGCCCATGTCGCGGCACTTCTCGGTCAGGCCGTTCTCCTGGTCCTGCAGGCAGGCCAGCAGGAAGGCGATGAACTCCTTCTGCCTCTGGAAGAGGATGAACGGCAGCGTGGTCGGGATGTCCGTGCCGGCGTTGCGCGGATCGACCGTGACGCACCAGTGCTCGATGAAATCGACGGGCCGGGTGCGGTAGTACTCCCTGGCTCCGGCGATCAGCTCGGGCCGGCTGCGCAGCTTCAGGAGCCGCTGCTGCCTTTTCCTGAACTCCTCGACGTAGTCAGGCGGCCATGGCTCAAGGGTCGCCACGGACCAGGTCCGAGTAGGCTTCAGCGGCCTCCTGCGGCGACATGCCGGGCACCACCTGGCGTGGGATCAGCGCTGAGCCGCCCTTGCCCGTCAGCTCGCGGCGGTTGGTGTAGCTGTCCCCGACTTCCTTGGCGGCCTGCTCATGCAGCTGCGCGGCCAGGGCCATGTTGCCGATGTGCTCGGCCCGATCAGCCATGCGCTGAAGCGCCCGAAGGCGCACGGCGCGATGCGAGATGGCGATCTTGGAGGTGTCCTCCAGGAACTCCTTGCGGGTCGCCTCGAACAGCTCGCGCCAGCGCTGGGAGAGCGCCTGGCCGGCCTTCTTGTTCGGGTCGTACAGCTCAACCCGCTGACGCGTGATCGTGAGGCCGAACTCCGCCTTGACGGAGTTCACCACCACGGAAGGCGTGTCGAAGCAGGCGAGCTGCTGGACGATGAAGGTCTGCACCTCCACCGGCAGCTTCGGTTTCCTGGCCATGATCGGTCTAGGTCCTGTCTTGGATCAGGCCGCCCTCAGCAGACACGTTCCGCAGACGCCCTTAGGCGATCCCCTGCCAACCCACTCCGCGCATGATCCGCCGGATAGTCCCTGGATGAACGCCGTATTTCTGGGCGAGGGTCGGCGCTTGGTCGCGGGACGAGTTCCGAATTTGGATGACTGCCGATGCGTCCAGCTTCGAATAGTTGTTTCGTTCACCACTGGAGACGCGGAGGCCTGTTTTGCTGCAGTGAACTTGGTTCTGCGACCGAGAGACGTATTCGAGGTTCGTCAGGCGGTTGTCGGCCTTTTCGCCGTTGATGTGGTTGACTTCTTGGTTTGCCCCAGACGGCCCTATGAAGGCCGCGGCGACCACACGATGGACACTCTCAATCTTCACTTTTCCGCCACGCCACAGACCGACGCAAAGATAACCATTTCCCCGATCTGGAGTGACTAGGATGCGACCGGCGGTGGTGCAGGTCATGGTCAGTTCTCGACG